AATTGTTGTAGTTTTAACTTTTATTTTAAAATATCCCGAATCTAAATTACTATTTGCTTGATTGATCTGATCCTGTAAAGATTTCGCCATTGCCGCCGATACAGGCAGATTTGCATTATCCGTTACGCAGTTATTTACTATGGATCCGGCGTGCAGGACAAACTGCAAACCTGCTTTAAGATTTTTCAGTGTAATAGCTAACTTGTTTCCTGTCACCAACTTAGTAAGCATTTCCGGGAAGCTTGTTACACCTTCTGCCGTCCCGGTATCGTCAAATTCTGTCAGTGCTTTTTCCAACGTGTCCATATTTTTATTAAAATCTTCTACATTGTAGAAGTCGTTTTCTTCTTTCTTCCGAAGTTCATAGATTTCTGTTTTTGTTGCCATGTCAGCCTCCTACTCTCTGGGTCATGAGTGCAACCTCCATGTAGGATGCAAGCTCACTGTTCCTGTACTGCCCCAGGTGCTTATTTGTATTAAACTCCTGCTTAAATATCGTAGACGTTTTCAATTCATGGTTTGTGTATTTCTTCAAGTCTGCATTAGTATATCCTTTAAATGCTCTATTCCTGTTAAACGCTATGGATACCGTTACTATCATATCTGCCGGAGCCATAGCACGCATCAGGTTGTAAATGTATATGTCTTTCATGATCACATCTAACATTAAATCAACCTTTAATGTCTTATTTGCTTGGTTAATATCCAACAAATAGTATTCCGGTCCAACCATAGCATCCAAAACCTCTTTAAACTTTCGTGCCGTATATGGCAGTCCGGAAGCCCAGATTCCTTTGATATTCCGGCGGCGGTCTCCTAATGTTTCCTCACCTGTGATCTTAATCTTAAGCATCTGTTCCCATTTGCTGCACTCTTCTTCGTCCATATCGTCAAAACGCTTATTGGTCTGCATCTGACTGAGATCATCCCAAACCACCTGCAGCTTTTTATCATATACCGCAGCTATCCGCTTAAATTCTTCGATATTAGCGACATGCTGTGGGAAGTACCTGATTGTATCTATCATGCAGCACTCACCTCACCTACTACTGGGATCTGATCCCAATCAAGGATAAGACTGCCCGTTGCTCCATTAAGCTGTGTATCTGTGATATCTACCACTCCTGGCACATCCAGGACGGCCGCCTGTAGCTTAGCAACATAGACTGTAGTTTTGGTTGATTGATCTCCGTCTGCCCATACTGCAGCCAGGCTTTTCAGATACTCTGATATCTTTGCTGTGACTGTATCTTTTAAGCTGCTCCAGCTGTATCCGCTCATATATGACAGCTTTGCTGTGACATTGACTTTTACCGCATCTACAGATACTACCGTGACATCGTGATCTATCGGTGCAAAACCATAGCCACTTCCTTGTGTTGGGCAAGCAGCAGTTTGGATCTGCTGTACCAGATATTCAGAGCACGCTCCATGCTCTGAACTGATTGCCACCACCTTGACAGTACCCGCGCCATTCCATACCGGCTGTACTTTACATCCACCCACTCCTGCAATAGCATTAACATACTGCTTATACTGAGCGATGTTGCCGCCAAAACTCTCTGATGTAAAACTTGCCAGATATCTCGCATACAATGCATCTCGAGACTCGTCTTCCTCACCATTTATCAATACTTCTGTTATCTCTGCCTTTTCAAGTCCATCTACATAATCAATGGCTATCAGCTCACCGGTCAGGTTGTTTGGCCCTGTGCCTGTCTCCTCGCACATAGCCTTATATGTATACGCCACTTCATTGATAGCTTCTACAATTTTATAGTTAAAGGACTTAAGCGAAAAACGTGTACCGATTGGAATCGTTGTATTTCCTTTAATTTTCACATACGCATTTGTAGCTTTTTTCTGGTAAATGCCACGGTCCTTTGCAATCTCTACCAGTTCTTCCAAATCTGCAGTATCTGCGTGGCTCTGGTTCATGATGTAGTTCATCTGTATATATACCTTTTCAAGCTCATACGCTAACGCAGATAATGCATTATAGACAAGATATCCCTCACCAGTCTGCACTCCTGCACTAACTTCATTCAACACATCCTGAAGCAGTGCGCTATACGTCTTATCTTCATACATCGTAATCTACCTCCGTATTTCCGAATTTTGTCACTGCTGTAAATGACAGTGATAAACGTCCATTTTCAAATGTTGCCTGAAAATCCTCAATCCCAGTGATATACGGATTTACCTGTAGTGCCTCACGGATCTCATCCTCGCAGTCTGCATTTAAAAACTCTTCTGTTACTGTCTGCCCTATGTACTGCTCCAGATCAGCACCATAGTCCCAGGAATAAAGCGGATACCTAAAGCGCTGCGTATGCAGGCAATTCCATATCCATACCTTGATAGCTTCGATGCCTTCTACAATCTCACCGGTTAGCTGCCCTGTTGTAAAATCAATGCCGTATTCTTTGGGTACCGTGAGTACATTAGCTGTCTGCGTCCTGGATGCAATCTGTGTCTGCATAAAAGTTGGTAATATGCTCATCCTCCGCTCACCACCCTGTCCAATATCACATATTTTTTATCAGATAATTTATATATCGTTACTACGTCCCCCGCTTTTAGCGGTGCATTATAGCTACTGTTATCCTTGTGGCTTTCCGGCACACTCACTTTGGTACACATGGATGTCAGAAGGCGATCCGGTATATACAGGTCTTCCGCATATATCTGTAAATCCCCACTACAGCACGTATTTGTCCCGGTCATGGTTGCCAGCATTATGGGGGCAGTGTTATATGCAGCCCCTTGTGTTCTCATTAAACTGATCATCTCCGAAAAAGGATCCACTATTTACCGCTCCCTTCCTGCTCTGTTTCAATGTCTTTCTCATCCATTAGCTGCTCAAAAGACAACTCCAGGTCCATGGTGTATGTTTCGCCTGCCCATGTATGTTTGTCCGACTTAATCCAGTATTTCCCTGATAAACCGGTGGCTGCATCCTTCACGGCTACAGAGTACCCGCTTAAACAGTTTTTATCACCTATTGCAGTTATGGATATATTCTGTGTCGGACTTGCTTTTAACATGTTTTTGGCCGCTGTAGTTGGGTCTACGCCTTTTTCTACTTCATAAGTATCTGTAAAGATTCCGAACAGATAGGTACTGGGTTCATCTGTTACCTCGCCAACCTGCTTACCCTTGTCATTATAAATTTTGACCACATTTTTGATCCCGTCCATACTCTCTGATATGGATGCAGCTGTGATATTTGTCTCATCTGACAGTGTAAAATTACCTACCGTATACACCGCAGGCCATACACCAAATTCACGCTGCCAGATCATAGGCAGATACCTTTTCCCGGTCATGCGATACGCCTGCGTATAGGCTCCCAGAATAATGTCATAATACGATACAGAATCACAGATTATAGATTTTATGTTGATTCCTGTTGCTTCCAGGTTATTGTATGGTACCTCTATATCTGCCAGCACCTGTGCTGCTATAGCCTCAGGTGTCTTGTTTTTAAAATTGTATCGTCCGTTTGATTCCAGTAGATTTTTCATCATATCATATGCTGTATATGTGATCGTTCCAATTGCTGTGGATCTCTCAATTCCAAAAATCTGTCCATAAAACAGCTCTGTATCTTCATCTGACAGCGATATGTAATCGCCAGTACAAACATCAGGTACCTGCAATCCAGAATCATATGGATCATTTAGCAAGGCAAATTCTACCGACCTGACCGCGCTTAGAACACTGCCGGACCATGATATGCTTTCAACTGCCTCTGATATGTCATAAACCATATTCTGTTGCATTTTTATCAATTGTAAAATCATGCTTTCGCCCCCGGTATGGTCAGCACCTGTCCTGGCTTGATCATATTTGGATTACTTCCGATTACTGATTTATTCTGTTCGTAAATAGTCTTCCAGTTTGTTGAGCCAGTAAGCTTCCTGGCTATTCCACTCAGCGTATCACCAGACTTAACTGTATAGCTCTGTGTACCGGTAGTTCCCGGCTGATCTCTTCCAGTTGTTCCACTATCACCACTTCCTTGATCAGGCTGAGAAGGTGAATCTTTCACAAGTGTTGATGCCGGTATACTGACAGTACGGTATTCCTTCATGGTCAGTGTGTATGCAATATCACCCGTTCCGTCACTTTCTCCCCACTCAAAGCTGTCAATGGTAACTTTCATCGACAGAATTCCAGTTATAATCAGCTTGACGCTACCTGCTTTTTTCATTGCCTCAATTTTTTTTACAAGGCTAATCGGTGATTTCGACCTTACATCACAGTAGCTTGAATCGTAATGCATGGGAAAAAAGCTTGAAAAACTGACCTGCTGCAGCTTATGTTTTCCTCTGAGCGTAACCTCTCCCAGATTGCATACGGTAACTGACGTGTTATCCTGCTCTGATGTGATCGTATATGATGAGGGAAGCACCGGGATCCTTACCCGGCTGCCTCCACCTTTAAGCCATATCTGCAACGCTTACACCTCCCATGGTTCCGGCTGCTGCCTGGAGCTTTCTGAAAAGCCTATCTGCAATTTTATCAATATCTGATTCTTCCCGAACAACGATCTGGTCTGCCAGTTTGGCAATCTGGAAACTGATATTTTTTTCACCCTCTGCCCGTGCTTTTCTGATGCTCTCATCATGCGGATATACTCTGGATCCACTTGGCAGATCAATAATCTCACCACCACTCTCATTCACCTGAGCAATACCGCCCTGCCAGTTTCTTGTTCCTTTTGCAAGCATTGGAATCTGTGGCATACTAAATGTTTTACCACCTACGCCAGGAACCCAGTCAGGAATCTTTAATCCATTTAATCCGCCTAAAAATCCATTGATCGTACTGATCAAGCCATTAATAGCGCCTTTAAATGTAGCAATAATTACATCTGCAATTCCACCAAACGTTGTTGCCAGACCCTGCCAGGCTTTATCCCAGTTAAGAGTGAATACGCCGGTGATAAAATCAATAAGTCCACCAAATGCTGTCATAAGGCCGTCTATAATCGTCACCATCGTATCTATTCCTGTTGCAACACCATTCACAAGCTTGCCTATAGCTGTTGTAAGCCCTACAGCAAAGACATGTGCCAGTTGCTTTGCTATTGGTCCAGCAACCGCCCAGAACGCTTTAAATTTAGCAATTATACTTTGGATGTGCCCATTTACACTCTGGAATATTGGTCCCAGATTGCCAAGTGACCGTTTGAATACATCCATATGTCTTCGAACTATGATCACCACTGCAATTAAAGCAAATATTGCAGCAATCACAATTCCCACAGGGCCAGACATTGCCGCAAATGCAAGTTTAAACACACCTCCTGCTTTTGATACTTTTGATATCACGCCCAGAAGCTTTGATGCTCCTGTCACTGTTTTCCCAAAAGCAATTATCACCGGACCCACTGCTGCTGCTCCAGCTGCTAACTTTATAAGCGAATTGACCTGTTCATCAGACATATTGGTAAACCGATCTGCCACCTTATCTACTACTCCCGTCACCTTTTCAAATACTGGGAGTAGCTTCTCACCGACTTGAATACCAGCATTCTTAATCTTATTCAGTGCAATCTGCCAGCGTTCTGACGGCGTAAGCATCTTTTCATAAGACTGCTGTGTCAGGCCTGCGGCGCTGTTCATCTGCCCCAGACAGTTATTAAAATCATCCAGTCCGGCACCTGCTAAAACAGTCATAGAGTTCAAAGCTTCGACTGATCCGAACAGCTTCGCCATGGCATCCGCATCACCGTTTGTCTTTTCTTTGACCTCTTCCATAAATTTGGCCCAGCCTACAGCTTTTAAATGGGTAGCACTAAAGTCTAAACCAAGCTTTTTAGCTGTTTTCGATGCGTCCGAAGTCGGTTTAAGAATGTTAGAATACGCTGCTTTTAATCCTGTTATCGCTGAGCTTGTAGCAATACCATTTTTTGTAAGAATGGCAATACTGGAAAAAAGCTCATCTGTGGACACATTTAGGGAGTTGGCTACTGGAGTTACTTGTCCAATAGATGATGCCAGTTCTCCGAACGTGGTTTTACCATAGTTCTGTGTCTGCAGCATCTGATCCGACAACTTCTCGTAGTCTACAGCTCCGCCAAATGAGTTATACACTGTGGTCAGTCCGTCCACCGCTGTGGCAGTATCTGTAAATCCAGCTTTGGCCGCTTTTACAGCTGTTGATACTAGGTCCAGGGATTTTTCAGTAGCTGCACCTGCAGAAATAGCATTATACTGAGCCTCCGAAATATCTGTAACCGATACACCCAGCTGATTTGACAAGCCAAGTGTGGCTCTTTTGATCTGATCCATGCTCATTACTGAGGTGTCCGCTATAGTGGACACCTTTGCAATACCATTTTCAAAATCCGAAGTCATTTTCCCGCACGCTACTCCTGCACCTATGATCGGCATGGTTACCGCGGCGCTTACTCCCTGGCCTACGCTCTGGATTGTTTTCCCGGCATTGGCAATGCTCTTGCGCATACGATTGCCTTCAGCGGTTGCCTCTGTCATTGCCTTAATCGTATGGCTCATGGGAGACGTAAATTTATCGGTCAACTGTATGATTGCATCTATCACTCTGCTCATTTACGTCCCTCCTCTTATATTCTTTCTCTCTTCCTTTTCCTGCATCAAAAAAGCCTCCACTACTATCTTTTCTCCCATTGGGAGATTAAAATAGTCGGAAGGCTTCCACCCCTTATCACGGAACAGGATATACATAATATTTGTTTCCCTGTCCGTGCTTATGAGTTTTTTACTTTTTTCTTTTTGTCTTTACCATATCCACTCAGCTCTGTAACTGCATCAGCGATCTTTGAAATCTCACCGCCATTAAAGAACTTATCTAACAGGTCTTTTGGTGTTGCGCATCCGAAGTGTTTCTGCAGTTCCCGGTCCTTCATATCCGGTGATACCATTCCAGCAAGTGACAGGTTTACATTTACGGAGTGGAGCTGTGCAAAGTCCACTGCTCCCTCTTCATCCACCATATTACCAGCAAGCTCCATATATCTCTCACCAGGAATAGCAGCTACAGATACCATAAATGGCTTTCCCATGATATCAGACAGTCTCTTGATCTCGATCTCTTTTCTCGTTTTCCGGACAAGCTTCTCCGGATCCAGCTCCATAAGTGTATTAACAATATTGTTTTCCATAATCTTCCTCCTACTTTGTTGTATCCAACAGTTCCCAGTCCTCAAAAGTAAAGCTATAAGATTCTTCACCTACTTTTTTCCTTTCCCAGTCTGCAAGGATCATTTTGTCAAATTTACAATTGTACAGCGCCATTCTCTCAGCACCAATTGCATCCGGGTCTTCGATTTTGCTGATGATTGTAAAATTGGGGCTTTTGCCTTTTTTCAGCTTCTCTGACATTTTTTTAGTCACATAGGAGCTTACTTTTTTCAGCTTTATTTCGCCCTTTCCTTCAATTCCCGTCAGCTTTTTGCCATCTGTAAGACTTCTGGCGCGCGGAATAGGTTCATAGCTAAGATTAACCTCTGCTTTCACAGCTTCCGCCTCTGCCATGTAATCTCCGTCAACCCAAAGTTCTCCATATGCTCCATTAAACACCTGGTCAGAAGTGTATCCATTCATTTGCTGTATCCTCCTTATCCAATGTAAATATCCAGGTCAATGTCTTCGATTGCATCCAGGATACTGATTACCGCCTTCAGGAATACCTTACTTCCTGTATTCGCCTGCTTGATCTCATCGTCTGTGCATTCTTCCAGTTTCTTTTCTTCTCCGTCTACTACTACGGTACCGCCTTTTGAAGAAAAATAGCTTCTCTGTGCATCTACATCGATCTCACATTTTCCGGAAGCCAGTACACCATCCTGGATCAGTCCAGCAAAGTAGCTGTTTACAGCTGTAAGCAGCAAGCACTTATTGTCATAACTGTTCGCATATTTGCCGATGTAAGAATCTTGTGCGGTCAATCGGATATCATCCTTGATCATGTCCATAGTATCGACCACTTTTATTTTCTTAAAGCTTTCGCCTTTTGTTCCGGTTGTAGTCACAAAAGAATTTACAGCGCGGCAAACTTTCACTTTTTCTCCGTCCCACATAAAGACAAATTTGCCTGCATCCACGGCTGCATCAAGGTCAGACGCGCTCATACGGTCGCAGTCTGTCATTTCTGTCAGCGGTGCATATGTACAGGACATAGTCAGCGGAGTCCCGCAGATAATACCTGCTACTCTTGCACACATATCCTCAGCACTGTACTCAGTATCACCATTTACACATCCGGCTGTTACATTTACAATTCCCTCACAGTCCGATGCAGAATTTGGCAATACGGCCTTATATGTCATTCCTGCTGTTCTCTGGCTCTTGATCCAGGAAGCTACCGTTGCCGCTTTCTGATCCGTTTCTACTGTTGGGATAACCAGATAGTCCCATTTCTGCGTTGCAAAATATGTCAGTGCATCGGTATAGCCTGTAGTTTCCACTGATGCGCTGGTAATCACATGCAGCAAGATCTTTCTTGGTGCTGTCTGATATCCCATTAACGCCTGTTCAACTGCCGTTTTATTCGCAACTGATAATGCATCTGGAATATCAGTCACCGAGTAAACTGTATAGTCTGACTTTGTTACTGCACTTTCTTTCAGCAGCATTGCGATAATGCCACGCTCACCTCTCTGGATCGCTGTAGCAGATTTTTCAATAAATGCAATATTTACGCTTGGTGCGCCCATTTAGTTATCTCCCTTCTTTTCCATTGATACCGCCAGTGTTTCTGCTACCGGCTCCGCCTCAATGCGTTCTTTATGTTCATACCAATCAAATTCAACCGTCACCTGCAGAATGTTAAGATATTCGCCTATAAACTCAAAGGACATCTCACCCACCAGCAGCTTTCTGTCTCCTACTGGCAGTGTCATCCCAAATGCTTCCCTTATTTTGTCATAGATTGACAAGCACAGTTCTTCATCATGGGACTGTTCCAGCAACGTAACTTTAAATGTTGCCCCACTCTGCGAAAAGCTTTTGCTTTCATGGCTATATCCATGTGGTATGATCTCTGTAAAAAAAGCGGGTCTTGTATATCCGTCTACCGTATCATTCCCATACACCTTAATTTCTGGAAATGTCCGGCTTACCACTTCATTACAGGCTCGCTTCAATTCTGTGATTTTAATCATAATTTGTGTTCCTTTAGCATCTTATCCACATATTCCTCAACCAATTGTGGATACTTTTCATGCCACTCATTACGTGTCCGCTCGCAGTAATGCTTTCCGGGTACAAATCCCCGGTTTTCGATCTTAAACGTGACACCCTTAATTTTTCTCGGCTTTTTTTGCCTTGTTTCAGCCTTAGATGACTGTGCCCGGTTCTGGATATAAGCCGCATAGCTTGATACTGGAATCTTTTTAACATGTCCATTTTCTACTAGGTGGAAGTGTGGGGACTTATTCATTACATTTACGCGGACTGTATAACCCGTAAACTGTGTTTTATCCCGTTCCCTTTTCCAGTTCTTTGAAAACGGCCGTTTGCCCCTGTCATAACTTGCTGGAAACTTTTTATTGACCTCTTTTGTAAACTGCCCCGCCAGGTTGTAAATTTTTTTGGAGGTTTCTTCCGGATACTGTGCAACACACTTGGCAATGTCTTCCTGCAGCTCATCCAGCCCAGTAAATTTAAAGCCTGTATCACTCATAAAATCACCTTATTTTTCGATTCCGTACAATAAATTTCCAGTGCTACATTGTCCTCATTTATATTGATGATCGAGTTTATTTCAAACTGCCGCCCGTTATAGACCAAAATATCCTTTTCTGTGATGTCCTGTCTGTATCTGATGGTAATCTTATATTGCAATGCATTGGCATCTTTGTAGTATTCCAAAAACTCCGTACCTCTGCTGGGCTTCAATTCCGCCCAGACCGTGGTTTTCTTCACCAGGCGGACCTTTTTACCGCCCAGTGAAGAATCCTCTTCCTGATACCCATATACATTAACTTTTTTTCTTAACCTTCCAGAGTCCAGTATATACATAAGATCCTCCTACAAAAGATTTGTGCAATGCATATTCAGGATGCTTTCCACAGTCCTGTTTGGGCTTCCTTTAACCGCCGGGGTCATGTCCCTGTTGGTGTAAAAATCACCTGCCAGGCAGCATACAGCAGGGACTATGTCTGGATATGTATCAACCTCTTCCGCTGTCAGCCCTGTATATGACATAACATAGCTTTTTGCAGCTTCCAAGAATCCTGCCATTGTTTTCTTTTCTGTCTCATCCAGATCATCCGGCATTATTCGCAGATATTCTGCAATATCCTCTACTGTAAGCTCACTGACCTTCACTTTTTACCTCCTTATGATGCCTTCATGGTTAATGTAGCCATTTTCTGGCTGTCTGTAACCTTAGAATCCAGCTCAAGCCATGCAACTACGCCAACTGCATGCAGGGTTGCATACTTCTCCTGAAGCACCTGAATCTGAATGTTTTCGCGAACGTTTACAGACAGGCCGCTCAGATCACCATACAGTACCGGCTTTGCACTTGCTGCCATTACCGGCATATTGTCAGATACATATACAGGCTTTCCTAACAGACGGTATGGGAACTCTCCTGTGATGTCATCCTGTAAAAGATAGCGGTTGTTCCCATCTTTCAGTTTACGGAAGGTTGTAAAAGTATCCGGATTTACAACCCAGCAAGCATTTTTCTGGTATTCCTGCTTTACAGATGCCTGGACTGTAATCAGTTCGTCCATGGTAATAGCAGTAGCAGATGCAGCCTCTACTGTATTTTCCACGTCCAGAGCGCCCTGGGCTTTTCCAGATGTTCCGATCAGCAGTTCTTTTTCAATAAATGCTGCAATTTCTTTCGCCATCTCAGTTACGATAAAGCTTACTACATCTACCTGGGCATTGTTTACTACAGTCTTGCCGATCAGAGTTAATGCACCTACCAGATAGCCTCCTAAATCAATGCTGGAGAACTTTCCAGAATCTGCCGTAAGTTCTGTAAATTCTTCCTGATAACTAACTTTGATACCATGGTCCGTATTAGCCTTTCCCCATACCGGGATCTTAAGAGTACCGTTCACATGATAGATCGTTGCCTTTGCATAAATAGGGCAGATATCACGTACTGTATTAATGATCCGGTTTGCAATGGTAGTCGGGATGATCGCACCATTGTTTCCCATTGTCAGGTTCTGCTCCCCGGCTCTGGTTTCTAACTGCTGCTCTCCGCAGCAGCTACGGATATAGTTAGCAAATGCTCTCTCTTCCTTTTCTGCCTGTTCCTTTTCAGTCAGATCTGCATTTTTGTCTTTTCTGGCGTTCTTCATCTTCAGATTTCTTGCACGTTCCATCTTTTCAATGGTGGCATCAAGTGTTTTCACTTTTCCTTCCAGCTCATCAAATTTAGCATCTTCCTCTGGAGTAAATGCCCTTTTTTCTGTCTCTGCAGTGTTTGTGAGATCATTCATCTCCTGCACCAGGTCTGCCCTCTGCTCGATCAGGCTCTTTAAATCATCCGCTCTTCTCTGCATCCACTTCTTTGCTTTTGCTTTTCTTCTCATTTTTCGCTCTCCTTTGCTAAGTTCTTAATGCGTTCTCTGTACTTGCTATAGTCAACAGTTTCTTTCGGTGTTTCAACCTTGGCATATTCCGCCCTGATTTCCAGCGGATCCGGTGTCAGCAACTCCGTACCCTCTGCCCTGGTTTCTACGCTAGTTCCTGCATAACACGGTATTTTCTTCTCATCGATCAAGGACACCTCTACCAGCTGCATATCCTCAATATACCGGCGTTTCATGCCACTTGTGAGGTCTTCCTCACTGGCATCTTTTTCATAAAACCCAAATGACCAGCCACGCAGTTTTTTGTCTCTTGCTTTCTGGATCACTTCCGGATCCGTGATCTCTGCTCTTGCTTTCAGTCCAATGGCATCCTCACAAAGGCTTAGGTTCGTCTGTGTAGAGCCCAGTTTTCTGTTTTCATCATGGTCCAGGAGCAAATCTACCTCATTACGTTCCAGTGCCCGTTTAAACACGCCTGGGACAACCTGCTCTACAAACCTCTGTCCGGTTTTCTTATCCCTCATTGGTCTGGAATCTCTGGCTACCGCATTTACATAGCCTTCAATCAGCACGCTGTCTGCTCTTAACTCAATCCTCAATTTTTTCACCTTCTTTCTTTATCTGACCAATTCCACCTGTTTCCCCTGTATTTGGTGTATAAAACTGCTTTGTTTTCGGATCAAACAGGACATCCTGCAGCCCTAAACGCACAAAATCCAGGCCCAAAGGCGGGTAGTTCTCTTTTCTTCGTATTTCGTCGATCTGCAGGAATCCGTTTTTGCTGGCAGTCTCGTATGCTTTAAAGCGCTTTTCAATATCGCCTTTGGTCAGTTCTGATGTATCAGCAGCAAAAAAATAAGACCCTTTTTCTCTCTCCAGAAGTAGGTCTCTGTTTAATGCACATTCAAATTCCTTTAAAATCGGGTTCAAGCAGAACTGTACAAAATCTGCACGGTCCTGCTCGGTGGCTTTGCCGCTTATGATTGCAGTAGGCATTCCGAATATCTTACAGATTTCATCCGAATTGGTCTTTTTGTTTTCATTCAGCTGCATTTCCACTGATGTATTGCTGGCCTCCTGAAATTCCAGGCCGTTGTTAAGGACCACCACACTCTCAGTGTTGTTTGCATAAAGCTTACGCCATGCTTCCTTTAACCGTCTGATCACGCCATCGTCCAGCTTGTTCTGAGCTTTCAAAAAGCCCTTTTTATTTCCTCCAGTTTTCACCAGATTCTTTTCAAATTTCAGCGAATTGTATGCAACACTGATCACCTCACTGTTTTCATCAACTACACTTTTTCCAGACCATCCATTTTCCGTATTTCGAAGCAACTTCAAAAATTCAAATGGTTTATACGATATTCCCTGCACCAGGATGTCATACTCTTTAAATATTGGATCTGGAACATACATAAAGGCTACCTCAGCCTCTTGTACATAGTGGAGTGATTCAACCTCTATCCCATTCTTATTGATATAGGCATATCCGCCTTTTCCCAGCAGGTAATCTTTGACCATAGCACGCTTAAATTGCACTCCGTCCAGCGTGTCTCCTGTATCATCGTTTAACAGTTTTGTTCTCTTATCACCCTTTATCTCTTCAAGCTGTTCATTTTCAACTCTGTACAGCCTGATCGGTATGGTTGAAATGCTCTCAGCGATCTTGTCCACACATGAGGCAAACGTTGGCACGTTCATAGCCTGATTTTTTGTAAGATACTCATCTGACAGGCTTGCCGCCAACAGCGCATCCTCCTGTGATTCTGTTTCTGTCTTCTCTGCCGGATCGGCCCGTTTTTTAAATGGCCACACTTGCATACCCCCTTTCACTTGTTGCACCGGTGCAACTTAGCAGATCTGCACCACAAAATTATCACTGCCATACAACAGATCTTGCTGCAGCAGGTAAACCGCATTGATCAGCGATACTACCATATCCACTTTACCGGCCGATTTTTTCTTGTTAACGTATTTATTCAGGTTTGTATCTTCTGTGCATCGGGCATTTTGGAAGTTGATCTCTAAAAGGCGGTTAGCATCATAGACAAATTTCTGGCCTAAAACCGCTTCTTTCAGCAGCTTTGTAGGCATATGCAGTACAGAACTGTGCTGTTTAATCTCCACGCAAGTTATCCCCGCCTCTTCCAACTTCTGTATAGTACTTAATGCATTCCAGCGGTCATACCCCACTTGCTGGATCTCTACCCCGTAAGTTTCTTCCATGGTCAGTATGTACCTTTCTACCGCTCCGTAATCTACAACCTCATCCCCGCATGCAATGCATTCTCCAGCAGCCTCGGCCCGTTTATAGTCCACTTTTTCTTTCATGCTCTTAAGCTCCCTCTTTGCTTCCGGAAGGAAGCCCATAACTCTGGCATAAATGGTAGATTCTTCTCTCGTTGCCATCGCTACCGCTGTGTTGTCCTCAGTCTGAGACAGATCAAGTCCGATCCATACCCGACGACCTTTCCACCATGCCGGATCTGAAACTCTGCGGCATGCTCTGACTTTCTGGATGTCAATAAATCCCTCTACTCCCAGGCCTTTATAAAGAATATTGCAATGCTTACATAAAAAGTTTTCCCTCTTGTTCTCGTACAGTATGGCAAGCGCTCTTTTTTTCTGCAGCTCTGCAAAAATATACTCATGTGTGACTGCTACAGGATTGCTCTGGTAAAGCACTTTGTCCTCTTTCATCCAGATATCACCTTGCTGCAATTCATTATTTGGTTCGTATAAAAGCGCAAATGTCCGACGGTCCTCTAGGAGGCCGTCCAGTACCTTTTTAGCAATGTCAATCTCATCAATCATTACATTGTTGTCATTTGGGTACTGTGTGCTAATAATAATTCCAAGTTTGTTGAAAAGTGTAATCTGGGATGATCGCATAGCTTCAACCGGGTAATCATCCAGTGCCCCGGCCTCATCGGCCAGAAATGCATTTGCCAGCTTTCCATCCATACCATCCTGGCTGTATGCCAGCGGTGTGTACTCATTGTCATTTATCAGACAAATAATTTGACTTCTCAAAAGTTTAAATGCCGGTTCCAGCTCATCATAAAGATCTGGGCTGACTTTTATGATCTTTCTTATCGCATTTTTCAGTTCTGATGACAGCGCCAAGTCTGGCGCAACTGAAAAGAACCGGGAAAAGTCCGGTTCTGTAAGCATCAGCAGAATGAATATTACAGCTGAGTTAAATGTTTTAAAGTTTTTTCTGGCAATTTCCAGTAGTGCAGTTGTATAAAACCTGATATCCTGCTTTGTACCTCTGCATTTTGTGCAGAGCGTTGCCACGATCAGCAGCCAAGCATATTCTTCCAAACCATCATAGATCGGACAGTGCAGGTCTGGATGATTCATTATTTTTAGCAGTTTGCAAATTTTTTCGTAGGCGTTTTCATCAACAAATGCCTCCGGATCTTCTCCATCTGCGATATGCAGCCAACTTTCTGCCTGTTTTTTTACATATTCGGGGACCTTGCCCTCTGTTTCAGTAATACACCACTTTGCATACTCATACGCTTTTCCTTCTTTAACTTCCACCTGCTAACGCCTCCATCAGTGGACTTTTCTTTTTATCTGTTTTCTTAGGAACAGACCGCAAAGATGATGCTATGGTCATAATGTTTTCTTTCTCGATATCCAATAGCATCTTTCTTTTTGTCTGTACCTGTTTATCTAATGCGATCAGGTTCTTCTGCATTGTGCTCTGCAACTTATAGTAAGTTGACAGATCCTCGTCTCTTGCAAATTCTTCTTTTGACTCCTCCAGGTCTTGCATCTGCTTGTACATCATTTCACGCTTATCCTGAAAGTCTGAACACTCTGCCATAAGCAGGCAATAACGGTTGATCGTAGCCCCGTATAGGTCATCGTCCTTTTCAATGGATTTTAACAGCTTACGAATCCGTTGGAATTCCTTGTGCGCCTTTTCGTTTTCTCGAACATCCACTGATTCTTTTAAAATCTTTCCGGTCAGGAGCTGATCTTCTGCCCTTTTCCGCTCTGCCAGCTCCCTTTTTGTCCGGTGTGACTTTCCTTCCAGCATGATCACATTTGTTGGCTTTGATGGTGTCGGCATGTTCTCAACTCCTTTCAAATATTTTTCAAAAGCTGATCTGGGAAAAAATCGTAGATAATGGGGAGCGGTCGGTCTTGGAAAATTGTCAGATTTTTTCAGCTCATCCCCGGGGGGATACATGCCCATCACTGCCCGTTGCTGTGTGCTATCTCTGTCAGCCTCTGCCCGTCAACGCTTCCTGCCTCTGCTAACTCATGGTGTACCCTGCATAAGGTAATAAGGTTGTCCCAGTCCATGCGCTTATCCCAGTCATCTGCTATTGATACAATGTGGTGTACTTCTAGTGTGTCCGTAGTGTATCTGACTCCCTGGTTATCCAGGTTATGCAAGCATGCCTGGCACAGATAATGGTCTCTGGCTTTTATAGCCTTTGCAGTCTCAGTCCACTTGGCTGTGCTATGGAACTTATCTGATACAGTTCCCCGCTTCCGTTTCTTTGGTTTTCTTCCACAATCATATTTACTATCGTGGATTTTCCCACAATATTTACACGCTTTTAGCATCGTTTCCTCCATACAAAAAAGGCATTCGGATCTCCGAACGCCTTTTCATGCTATTATTATAACACCCTTTCAAAAAAATTTTTCCATCTCTTTTCCCGTAGTTTCCACTTTTTACGATTCCACTCCTTTTAATTCCAGTATTTCCGGATGAACGCGTTCAAATTCCATCAGTGCCTCACCATGTTTATTGATCACATATTTGTATGAGTAGCCCATTGCAAAGGCTAGCTTAGTAAAGTCTCTCTCCTGTTTTACGTATCTTCTGTAAAGAATATCTATGTAGATGCTATCATGCAGGTCATGAATCTGATCTATAATCTTGTGGCACTCTTCCATATACTGCACAATCTGCTCACTGATCTCTGTTTCCAGGCTCATTAATCGCATAGCCTGATCTTCCGTTCTGTTTCCCTCTGCCGCTCCAGCAAAGGAAGTCTGGACCCGCTCACCCTTTTCTCCTTTTACAGATATCCCGAGATTTATCTTTTCATCTCTTAGTTCCTGCTTTTTGTGTCTTATCCTCTGGCTTAGCAGCTCCAACTGACTTAAATATTCCTTTGCTGTCATAACTCCTCCTATGATGCGATTCTCTCCCTTACATCCCGCAGAGTCTTCTGTGTTGACTGAGCATAGTACATGCTCGTCACCGCTGGACTAGCATGTCCAAGCACTTCCTGGATCACTCCAATATCAACTCCTGCATTTTTCAGGTTCATGCCTAAGGTCTTCCGCATTTTGTGCGGATATACCCTGGTATTAAGTCCCGCTCTCTTTCCTATCTCTTTCAATATCGATCTATAAGCGCATACTGTCAATCTGCCATATGGCTTCCTTATCTGCGTAAACAGGTAAGGGCTATCATCTTTTCTGGATACTTGATAGATTTTATAGTAATGCCTTGCGTCTTCATCTAGGTAAATGGTCCGATATCTGCCACCCTTTTCGCCTCTGATCACTATATCTCCTGTTTCAAAGTCTACCTGTTCGATCTTTATGTTGGCAACCTCTCCCACTCTGGCTCCCGTTGATCTGAGCACTTCTACTATTGCCCTCTCACGCGGTGTAGTGCATGCGTCTCTCATCCTGATGATGTCCTCTTTTGTAAAGTAATCAATAGGTTTCATCTGGATTCTTTTAGCTTCTGTTGCTTCTACTGGATTTTCTGCGATCAGCTTTGCTTTTCTCATCCAGGTATAAAATGCTGACAGAAAGCGGCGTTCATTATTGTATGTAGAGTTCTCTACCTTTCCTTTTCTTCCGCTCCTGCGTTCATAGTTCGCCAAATACCACTCAATATCAAGAGTATCTACCTGATCTAATGGTTTGTTGACCATAAGCATAAAGCGTTTTACTGACCTTAAATACCCTTCTAAGGTCTCTTTGCTGAGGTTCCTTTTTTTGATCATAAAAAGCTGAATAAGGTACTGGTTTCTTTTTTCTGCATCATCTTTCCATGCTGCTGGCAATGTTGTAATTTCTTCAACGTTGACTTTGACAAGTTCGTTTGAGATCACATTTTCCAGTACTTCCAGAATTTCTTTTTCCAGGATATAACATGACATTGCTACCACTACATTGTTGATAATCTCGCTTTTAATAGCCATAAGCAACCTCCTCTTGTATTTTGTACCTGAGTAAGGTATACTTATCTCAGGCAGACTTTTAAACGGCGGTATCATCTTGGCGGGTGGACCGCCGTTTTTGTTTATCCTTCTGTTTCTTTTGGCACAATCTGAATCCTTGCAAGGTTGTAACCGCTTCTTTTGAATTTATTTGTTATATCTTCCCATTCTTCTTTGAACGTTGGCGATTTAACTTTTTCTTCCATTTTCATTCGTGAGCAGTCCCGACACATCATGTATAGCTGCCCCTTTTTAGTCTTCTTTCCAAGGCACCTGCCTTTGCCAGTGTCTTGGAAGCACGTTTTTCTCCTCATCTCCATTATTATCCGTTCCACTTCCTGGCTTTTTTTAGTCCACACTATTTAGGGCCTTCTTCCTTTTTATCCGGTCCTGTAATTGGGTGTACTGTAGCACTTATATAGATTGCTGTTTGCCTTGATGCCTCTGCAACATCTCCATTGCATAGTTTCAAAAATTCTCTATATGCAGTCATCTGCATCTGTGCTAACTGTATTACAGACAATATCATCTCATTGTTTAAAAAATCCTGTTTCACCAGCTTCTTCCTTTCTTGTCAATGACTGTTATCTTTCCCAGGATCCGCACATGGCAGATGTCGCATAGCAGTTTTACCGCTCTCTTGAAATTTATGACCTCTTTCGGAGGTTTTTCTGCTTTTCTGATAGCTTTCCCCGCTGTCGGATCATAATATCCTTCACCATTTCTTTTTATGTTCATTTACTCCTCCGCTAAATTTCAGTTTTACTGCATAACGTTATTAATTTTATGCAACTTTATCCTCTG